TTAACTCAACTTTAAAGCCAATTGCATGGTCAACGAAACCGCAGTGGCGGATGTCAATCCCGGGGCGCTCACATAGAGGATGAGGGCAAAACTGGACATAAAGGCTCCGGCGTAAACCAGGGGCGCTGTCCCGTAGGCAAATGTTCCCTCTGTGGCTGGCATGTAAATCGGCATCGTAACACCTTCGGAGTAAATGAGATTTCCGAAGTTGGCAGTAATGACGCCGCCCTTCAAAACCGGACCGCCCGTGTTGAATTGGATGACGGCTCCGGGCGTCTGGCATTTGAGGGTCAAGGGGCCATACGGAATGACGCGAACGACACCCGGCACGACCTCGTCACCGTTCACATCGTATATTTGCGCGGGCGCGCATTTCCCGCCAGCGCCGGTGACGGTGACGGTGATGTCGCGCTCGGTGGAGATGTTCGAGGCGTCGCGGGCGATGATCTTGATCAGCCAGCTTCCGGCCTTTTCAATTTGAACGCTCGTCGAAAAAGCCTTGCTGCCGATGGGCGGGAACGAATCGTTGTAAACTGGCCGGTCCGAGCTTTCTGTGGAAAGGCGCAAGAGCACCTGTATCTCGACGAGGTTGCCGGCCTGATCCGTCCAGGTGCCAGCGACGGTTATTTTCAACGGATAACTCGGGCTGGAATACGCGAGCGTGTATGACGCCGGAGACGTGAGCGACAAGGTGGGCAGCCCTGATGAAACCAGCGGGAAGCGGAATTGAAAAGTGGCGGCATCCGACAAAGCCAGGCTGTTGACGAACGTGAATGGGCAAAGGCGGAATTGCGCATAGGCCGGCGTGAGTCCCTGCGCCCTATTTGCAATGATCGTGGCAAAAAGTTGATGATAAAAAAAGTCCAACAACGCGGCGGGGATCACCCAGACCTCGGTGTTAGCCGTGCTGAACGCGGTTTTCGACGTGCCCATGCGGCCACGCAATACGCTGAGACTGTAACGGCCGGCGCTGGTGAGCGATTGCGCGCTCACGCTGCAAATCTCCATGATTTGGTAGCCGCTGGATTCGGCGACCTGGCCGGCATCGCCGCCGCTGGCTACCTTCGAGACGACGAAAGCGAGAAAGGTGTCGTTCGCGGCGTCATTGGCGGAATATTGAAGCGTAAAATAATCCGCGTCCACCTGCGTGGTGTCCACGTCCACGTCAAGAGTCGCGGCGCCGGTGGTCAAGGCCGTGTGCAGTGTGGCTTTGGCGGCGAAACCAGAAAAACTGCCGAGCGAAGAAAATGTGCCGGCGGGATTGGTGTCGAAATACAACGTCGCACCGACGAGCAGATCGTTTGGGCGTTGGGCAAGGCAAAGGACCGAGCCAAGCAGCCCGCTCAATACCGGCGGCGCTTCGAGGAAACGAAAGCTGGTGATGGGGGGCATCGGCGCGGCAGCGGTCATGACCGGCGATCCGGGACCGGTCCACGGCACGAGCGCAAGGGTGTTATCGGCAAAGACGCTCAAGGTGATCGGGCCGGTCGGCGGGATTTTGCGCGAGGTGATGCGGAAATACTGGTAGATGGAATTCGTATTCGGCTCCAGGTCCACGTCCACGAGCACGTAATCGCCGGCGCGGATGGCGCGGCCGATTTCGCGGCGGACCTCCAGTTCGCCGGTCATCTGAGCGTGGCCGACCACGCGCAAGGTCTCGCGGCCATGCGTCTGTGCCTGGGCGTCGCGGGCGATCCATGGGCGATCCAGGCTTTGCTCGCGCACGGTACCGAGCACGGCGAAGGCGCGGGGATCGTCCACCTGCACGCTCGTCTGTTGATAATTGAGCTGGCGCGAATTGTAGCGGACGGTGGCGCGGCTGATGGTGTCCTGCCAGGACTTGACGGTGAGCTTGGGGAATTTTGTGAAAGAATCGGCGGTCAGCGTTGTGTAAGAAGCCGGCACGATGCCGTGCTGATAGACGCCGAGTTCGACCTTTTGCGTGGCGGGATTGAAGCGGATGTAACCGTCAATCATCTGGCAGATTTTGTCGAACAGGCTGGTGATTGACTCCGACGCATCAATGAGGACGCTGGCTCCATATTTGGCCTGGTAGGTTTGCAACCAGTCGGCGACGGCCTGGAAGCTCGTGCTATCAACCATGCCTGAGGGCAGGCCGAGACAGTTTGCATCCTTTAAAAGTTCCGCCGCGACGGCCGCGAGGTTCGCCTGGCCTTCGGTAATGCCGGCAGCCGCGCCGGTGACGACGGATTGGTTCGGTTTGCGGCGCACGACGATCTCGATGTTCGGGCCGGACTGGACCTCCTGCCCGAGCAAAAAATCGCGGACAACGACGTAGGCGACTCCTTCGTAATCTGGATGCTGATCGCCGAAGCCGAGGTTGCCCTTCACACCGCCGTCATTGCCAGTGGACCCCAATAAGTCGTCCACGGTCTGCGCCGTCGTGCCCCAATAAAAGCGCATGACGCCGTAGATGGTGCCGTCGCTGGCGGTGAGGGAGAAATCGTCGTAAACATTCCCGCCGCGCGTGAAGACATATTCCGTCCAACCTTCGAGTCCGGAGCCGGGCGCGTTGGCGTTGCTGGCGGTGTGGCCGGTCGTGCACGTCCACGTCTGCGCGTCGAACACGTAGAGTGTCCCCGGCACACACGAGAGGCCGACAGCCCAGGGCGTGCCCTTGGGCCAGACCTCCTGCGAATTGAGGATGATGGCCACCAGGTCTTCGTTTGGGCCAATGCACACCCCGCCGGCCAACGTGCCAAAGTAGTTGTAGGTCTTTTGCGCCGAGCCTGATTTGCCGCCGCCCATAAAAATTAAGGCTGAAGGCTAAAAGCTAAAGGCTGAAGTTTGGTGTTTATCATCATTTTTTTCCGGTACGCGCGGGCGCGGGTGCGCTGCGCAGGTTGTAGATCGGCGTGAGCCATTTCACGGCGAGCTTGCGGGTGCCCGCGATGTACGCGACGGGAACCGCCTGCTGCTGGTTGCTGGTCATCTGGTCCTGCACTCCGAAGGGTTTGGCCGTCGGCGGTTGTGATGTATTTCCTCCAAACATTAAATGGTTGAGCCGCGTAAAGCTTCGCCACGCGGCAGGGGTTGAGGGTTGAGGGTCTCGCCCCGTGGAATATTAGCTTCAATTCCACGGGGTGAAGGTTGAGAAATCGGGCGCCAGATTTTTTGAATGCGCTGGAGATAACTCGCGTCGCGGATGTTGCTGAAAATGACGCCGCTGCCGCGCAGGCAGTGAATGAATTTTCCGTCGGCGGTGATCACGATGCCGCAATGATGGACGCAGCCGCCGATTTTGATGCCGAGCATGTCGCCGGGAAAAAAAGGCTGAAGGCTAAATGCTAAAGGCTGAAAATTCGGCTGGCGGTCCATGAAGGCGGCGATGAGGCTGTCTTTGTGCGCGTGGCTCCAGTCCATCGGGCCGTCGGGTAACTCAAAACCGGCGGGGATGAATCCACTCTCGATGTAAAGAGAGCCGACGAGTTTCTGGCAGCAGACGCCGGCGCCCTTGACGGCCGCGTGCGGCATGAAGGGCGTGCCGAGCCAGGCAGCGGCAGCGGTTTCGAGGCGCAGGATTTTTTCGACGGTGGAAAAGAATGGTTTCATTTAGCCTTCAGCCTTTAGCATTTACTTCTTTCCGCCTCCAGCCGGCTGGGTGATGCGCAACACGCTCGGATTGCCCACGGGCATGAACGGGAACCCTCCGAACTTCTGCTGATAGTTGCTGAACTTGCTTTGCGCGGTTGTGGCCAGGCCGTCGTAGCCGGGATACAAGTTCACCACGTCGCCGGCCGTTGGCGCGGTCGTCAACGGAGTTGAAAGGTAAAGCGACATGTGGCCGCCGGCGGGCGCGGTGTTGTCGCCGATCATGCGCACCTGCTGTTTGCCGTCGCTGGCGGCCGTGACGATGAAATACCCGGCGCTGAAATAATGCGCAGTGAGCGTGGCACCGTTGGAGCTGGTGATGGTGCCGATGACCAGCGTGGCGGCCGTTGCGTCGTAGCTCACGACGACGGCATTCCACTGCCAGTTCGCCGGCAGCAGTCCGTTGGCGGTCTCGAAGAGCACCCAATTATCGGTGCGCTGATAAAGCCGGCGCGGAATCTGCCGGTCAAAAATGTGCGAGAGCGTTGCGCATTGCGCGGTGATGAAGGGCGGCTCCAGGTCCGCGCCGCCAACCTCGCCGTAAAAATAGCAGCGCAGATTTGAAACCGCGCTGGTGGACGGTGTCACGTCGCCCTCAAAGATTTCCAGCATCAACGGCCACTCCAACGCCATCGGAAAAAGCAGCGCCAGCGGATTGCCGGAGAAATTGCGCGCGGTGATGGTGGTCTGGTTTCGCTTGAGGTCCGCCGTCTCGGTAATGCTGTCGTATTCCATCGGCGCGGACAGCCAGGTGTTTGTGCCGTCGGATAGATCGCGTTCAAATCCGGTGTAATACCACGTCGTGGTCCCGCTGGGCATGACCTGGGTGAACTTGAAAAAGCTGGCCGTTGGCGGCAGCGCGCCCATGGTCGTGCCGTAAGTCTCGCCGGCCACAGCATTGGTCTCCCAAGGCAATTCCTTGAAACTGATCTGCGCGGTGGCAAGTATCGGCGACGAGAAATTTACCTGTAGTTTCAGCGCATCAAAGCGCGCCAAAACGAGGCTTTCAATGGTCGTTAATCCCACTTTAAAAGCGGTCCCCGGCGCGGCGGCCAGGTTCCATGTGTTGCCGGCGACGCTGCTCACGACGAGCGGCACACGGTTGACGCCGTCGCCGAGCAGGATAAAAGCGTTCGTGCCGAGCGCCGGACCATTGTCCACCGTCAGGCTGGTGGCGGCGGCTCCAAGGTTCGCGGTGAGGTTCGCCTCGTTGAGCGCCGCGCCAAGCCAGAAATTGTTTTGTTCGCCGCCCATGTCGGCAAAGAACCGGAACAGATTAAAAGCGTCGTGAGTTTGCAGGGTGAAGAACTGCTGCGTCTTGCGCCGCCCGCGTTGCGTGTAGTACGCGGTGGCCAGCGTGCGCAACTGGCCGATCTGCCGACGGTCAATATCCTGCTCGCTGCCGCCGGATTTGGGCAGTGTCGTCCAGTCCGGCAGGAAAGGAAAGAGCGGGCGCACGCCGCCGGCGGCCGTCAAACCATTTGGCGCGGCGAACGTCGCCGGTGTGAGCGGGTAATTGCCGTTGTCGGCAAATTCAAAACCAACCTCAGCCGCGCCGCCGGCCATCAGCGTCGGCTCGGGACTTTGCGCCAAAATTCCAACCATGAGCGGGTAAGCCTGCTTGGCAAATGGCAGGCTGGCAGCAGCCTGAATTGAGTCATAACTGCCGTCCGTATTGAACAGCGCGTAATAAGCAGCCGCAACCGGCGGCGTGATGCCGGGTGCAAAGCCGGCCGGCCAGAAAGGACAAAGCACGGGCTGCGTGTTCAGCGCCTGCAACGAGTTGCGCAGCGCGGTGATGGCGGCGGATGACGTGAGCGTGGCGGTGAACTTGCAGTTGAGCCGCAGCGTGTCAGCAGTGGGCCTGCGCGTCTCGCGGCCGGTCAGGCCGCGCTCATAACTCGCCGGGATCGTGGCCTCAACCACGAACGCGCCAGCGGCCCAGTTCGGCGCATCGTCGAGCAGGTAGGCGGCGGCGGCGTTGAACGTTACTGAGATCATTTTACTTTAGCCTTTAGCATTCAGCCTTCAGCCTTTATCGAAAGCGGTGAATGTTTCGGCTCATCACGTCCACGACCCATTTTTCGTGGTCATCGTTTTTCTCCAGGTGATCGGCCATCTGGCGCGGATCGGTAAAGGCGTAAATGGAGGTGTTGGTTTTAGAACCCGAAGCCGGACCAGCGGCGGGGGCGCCGTTGCCGCCTTGATGCAGCGCCGCGAGATTGCCGACGCCGATGCGATTCACAGCGGATTGAGGGAAGACATATTCACCGCGATGGACCACGCCAGCCACGTCGTGCGTGCCGCCGGTGCCGGTGTAGCCGCCTTCAGCGAAGCCGAGCATCGCGGCAGCCACCAATCCCGGCGCATCAATGGCGGTCACGCCGGCGGTGGCGACGGTGGAGAGCACGGCCGGCGTCCACCAGATGGCATCGAGTGCCGCGGCTTCGCCGGCGGCCACGCCGACGGCCGAGGCTGAAAGCGTTTCGCCGAGGATGGCCATCATTGTTTGGGTCAGCACCCAGCGGACGCCCATTTGGATGATGCCCTGAATTATGGATTCGATGACGGTGTTGGCGATGTTCATCAGCGCCTGCCGCCAGGTTTCCGTGCCCATGATAAGGCCGGTGATATTTTGGCTGATGCTGGAGACGGCCGTGTTAAAAACATTTTGGAACAAAGCGCCCGATTCCATGGCCAAGTTGTTCAGGTTTTGGAGCTGGACGTATGCCTGCCGGAATTGGCCGCCAAATGTTTGAGAGTCCTGAAGTTGCTTTAGTTCTTTTTTGTAGCGCAGTTCCTCCTGGACGCTGCGGGCATTCTGGATTTGCAACTGTAAAACTTTTTGCAGCGCAGCGGCCCTTTGGGTTTCGGTCAGTTCCGGGTCGTTGGCGATGTCGAACTTCCGTTCCATGAGCGCGTCGCGCTGCTGCTGTTGCGCCTCGACGACCTCCTTGAGGGCTTCGAGTTTGTCCTTTTTTATTTCCTCGTCTATTTGCCTCTGGATAGCCGCGTCCGCCTCCCAGAATTCCCGGTTGCTCTGTTCGAGTTTGTTGTTTTTCTCCTCGTTGGCATCCAGCTCTTTCTGGTTTATTTTGGCGATCTCGTCCTCGTAATTCTTCCTGTTCTGGTACGCCGCTTCCGCTTGTTTGATGGGGTCGGCGAGTGGCCCGCCGATTTTGGCGAACCCTTCCAGCTCGATCTTGCGGGCGTAAAATTCGTCCAATGCCTTCTGTCGTTCCTTGTCGTAAGCGGCCAGGCCATCGTCGTAGATTTTCTTCGCCAGCTTGGTGAACTCGATGGCTGGGACGTTCAAACCGCGAGCGATCATTTCCTTGCTTACGGCCGTCCGTCCGGCATCGCCGCTCTGCGCCATTTTTGCAAACAGGTCCGCTTCCCGCTGGTCAATCAATCCGGCGGACCGGATGGCGGTAATTTGTTTGAGCAGCGACGCCTGAATTTCCAGTTGCTGGTTGTGAAGCAGCGTAATTGACATTGCCTCCTCTTCGGCGGCTTTGTGCGCCTTCCACCAATAGACAACTTCGGGCAGTGCGGCGGCCGCAAAAATGGCAAGCACGCTGGCGGTGGCCGTGAGTGTCGCGCCGGTCAACATGGCCGTCGTGCGCACGCCCATCATGGCGCTGCGCACGCCTATGATGGCCTGGGCGAGCATGGGGAAGCGCGAGCCGCCCAGCAACAAAGCCGCGGCGGAAAGACTGTGGAAACCTTCGCGGGTGAGCAGCGTGGCCTGGCGCAGTTGCGTGAGCGAGTTGCCCGCGCCACCGGCCGCCGGCACGAGCGTCTTCAGCCCGGAGCTGGTCTGCGAGACAAACGCCTGCAGCGCGGCGGCGGCTTGCGCCGTTTCCGCCGTGACGATGATGCGTATTGGTTCGCTCACAAAAGCAAAAGCAGAAAGTAGAAATTGGGAAAGCTGAAATCGGCCGGGCAGCCGGTGCCCCATTTCTGCTTTCTGCTTTCTGCTTTCATAATTTGGTTTTCAGCTCTCTCGTAAAATCTTTAAACCCGTCCACGGTGGCCTGGCCGGCGCGGGCGGCCACGGCGGCATCCAGCAATTCCATCGTGCGCTGCCGCGCTGCGGCGTCCGCCAGCAACTGCAGCCATTCCAGCGTCTGCGCCGTGGCCAGTTCGCGGTCTATCTGGCCGGTGGCGACACAAATCCGGGCGACAAGATCGGCGAGCGAGATTGTGCCTGTATCGCCAGACCCCGCTCCATCGCCGCCTTCAGCGTCTCCGGCGGCAGCGTGGCCATGATGCCAATCATAGCCGCCTGCTCGCGCGCCGCGCGTTCCGTACGGCGCTGGCAGAAGGAAAAAAAACCCTTCGCATTGACCTCCCGACCGATGGTCAGGACTTCCTCAAAAGATTCGGGGGTCAAGTTGATCGCCCAGGGTTTGTCTTTGCCGCAGAGAAATCCAGCCAGGGCCGGCTCGTCATCCACGAACGGAAATCCCGTCTCGTACTCGCGCACCGGGATCTGCCGGACCTTGACTTGCGCGTCCGGCGTGGTCGAGCCGTCGGCGAAGATTGATTCAAAGTGGACGGTGATGGTTTTGCCGCCGAAGAGCGTGGTGTTTTTGTCCATAATATTAGGGATAATTGGTGGTGTAACTGATGGTACTGGCCAGATTGGTTGACAGGACAAACCGCGTTGCAGAATCCAAAACTGTCGGCAGAGGACCAATCCCAACGGGATAAGTGCTTCCGTAACTGTTCGTGCCATAGGTACCTGTAAGAGTTCCGCCGGAGAGATATTCGACGGTGGAATTGCTTTTAAGCGTGCTGGGGGGGTAGGAGCGCCAGTCAATTATGTTCGTGCCGCCGGGCATCACGTAGTAATTGTTTCCCGTCCAGTCATAGAACCCGTTCATGGAGGAGCAGCCGGCATTGCTCACGATTAATGAATAATTCGTCATGATCGTCGTCACCAAATTGCTGACACCCGTAATGATTGCGATCCGTCCCGCCGTTCCGGTGAACGTGCCGGAGTTTGTGCGATTGCCGGGCGCGTTGGTGGAGAACCGGCCGGAAAAGATGTTGGTGACCAGATTGGTCCCGACCAGATAAATATTCGTCTGCAGCGGCAGCGATGCGGTCCCCGGCGCGTTCGTGGCAAACGCGGTGCTGTTGGTGCCAAAGTGGATCGCGTTGGTCCCGAAGGCGTTGGTCGGCGAGATATTGCCTGGCTTGTTGGTGGTAAATGCCTGGCTGTTCGTCCCCCAAAGATAAGCATTGGTCCCGAAACTGTTGGTGGCTGGGATGGTGCCGATGGGATTGGTTGAAAATTGGGCGCTGGCCGGGAAAAGCCAAAGCAGAAAGCAGCCCAGTGAAGCAAGGAGCAAAGACTTCACGGGCCGGCGGAAAGCAGAAAGCAGATTCTTTTTTGTGTTGTTCATGGTGGTGCGGGGTTTACGGAATTGAGCCGATTTTATACGTTTGGATCGTGCCCGCTGAGTTCCGATTGAAGTACAAGTCCGTCCGGTTGGAATGCCACAAGCCAAACCCGTTCCCCGGCGAAAGTTCGGAGGCAGTCCAGGCATTCGTTCTCAATGCCACGAAGTTCAACTGTGGGTTGGCTATCGCCACGCCGTTCGTATAAGCCATCCCGGCCAATGCCGGGCAACTGATCAGTTGCATGCCGTTAACAGCCCAGTTTGTGAAATAAGTCGGCCGCGTGAAAATGATCCCTCCACCATCGCCGGGGTCCAGCATGTTAAAATTTTTGTTGTGGCAATCGAACTGCCCAATGTCGCAGACGAGAACGTACCCGCCCGAACTTAAATCGAATTCGGCGTAATTGGCTCCGGGCGTGATTTCGGCTGAGGGTGCCGAGAAATAACTTCCCGTGGTCGGATGGAACCCAATGCCACCATAGAACGACAAAAACGCGGCCCGTTCGATCACTCTCCAACCGTTGTAATAAGGCTCATTGTCTCCATCAAAATTTAGATCAAAGTTGGTAAAGCCGCCCGAGCAAGAACAGGTGAACACATCGCCGGTCAACGTCTCACATTCTGGATTGTAAGTGCCGGGAAGGGTCGCGTCGAATTGTCCACCGGCGCAAGACACGGTTACGAAGTTTCTGTTCGTCAGGTTATGCTGGCCTAAAAGTTTATTGCCGTGCAGGTCGTGATTCGCGGTGGTGAAACCGAGATACTGGCTGCAGGTAATAACCAGCGACACGCCGCCGCTCACCGCGACGTTCGACACGATCCAGCTGCCACCAATGCGCCAGGCCCCGCCATTGGTCAACTCCACCGATACCAGCGCCCCCGTGTTCAGCCAATAATTCGTTGCCGTTCGCAAGATGGAAAAGCCGGCAACAACGTTTGAGTACTGGTAGCCGCTGAACAGCGGGATGTTGCCGGGAATGTTGGTGGCGAACACGCTGGCCTGCGGGATGTTGCCGGGAATGTTGGTGCCGAAGTAGACGGCGCGGGCCGGAAAGTTGAACAACAAGGCAACCAAACAACCCAGTAAAAAAGAGTTCATATATTAAAAGTGGATGCGCCCTCACGCGGCCCGCCGCGTGAGGACGAAGTCCTTTTACGCGGATTTCGGTTTCGCGGCGTCCGGCTTTTTGGCCGGGGCGCTGATCGGCGCGGTTTTCTCCCGCGTGAAATGATCCGGCTTCGGATCGGACTTGGTTGCCGCCTGCGGCTTGGGCGGATTGCGATGGTCAATGGTTCCCGGCCTCTCGCCAGTAAAGTTTTTTGTCATAGTTCTTTCCTCGGTTCTTTTTTTAGCCTTTAGCCTTTAGCATTCAGCCTTCGCTTCAGATCGCGCTGCCAGCGAGGGCGCTGTACAGCCAGGTGAACTCGAACTTCGGGTTGATTATGTTGTTTTCGCCGACGGAGATGTCGGTGACGTTCATGTCCACCCACCAGTCGTCCACGATGTAGAGACCGTTGGTGGCGTCGTAGCGCTGGCGCTTGAGCCAGCCCATGATGCTGCCGGGACCGCCGAGAGGATGGAACGAGGTGTCCGCCACTTCAATGAGCGCGGCTTTGTAAAAGCCGGCCAGCGCAAGGCGGCTGACTTCGTTCATCTCCACGGTCATGACCAGGTCATGCTCCGTGCGGAGGATCTGGCGCGTGGTGATGATTCCGGTGCCGGGCATGGGCGCGGTGATCTTGGCCTCCTTGGACGTGACCTTGTCGCTGGTCGGCTTCTTGACCGTGCCGAGGGCGTAAGTCGTCCAGACGGTGTCAGTGGGGTCGGGTTTGGCCGTGGCCGACACAGTGCCGGCTCCGGGAATGGTGAACGCCTTGCCGGAAGGCGCGAAGTACAGGAAATCGCCAGTGGCGATGACGGATGGTTGGGCTTGCATAATGGTTGTTGGTTGAGTGTTGTTGGTTGAGTGTTATGGTTGAAGGCTCATCGTCACTTCGACGTGCAGCCGGTAGTATTGGAACACGGACGGATTTGATTTTACTTCTCCCTTGAACGTGCCGAGCGGTTCGCCGGAGATGACGCTCAGGCGCTGGTTGGTGCCCAGGAGCAGCCCTTGCAGCGCCACGGACACAATCTGAGCGGCGACCTGGCAATGGACATTGGTGTCGCCCGCGTTGCGCCAGACGGCGGGGACTTCGCCGATGAGGATTTCCTGATCGATGGCCGCGACGATGGAGCCGGGGGAAGTGCCGGAACGATTGGTAAAAGACGGCGTGCCGAGCAGGATCATCAGGCCGATGTCGGACATGGCTTGAACGATCTCGGTGTTCAAATCCTGCACGTCTTCGACAACAACGGACGCGCCGGCCAGCGATTTGCCGGCGGCAAGCAGCGGCGCCAGGGTCGCGCTCTCCAGGTCGGTCAATGTTTTGAGCGTCATCATTAGTTTTTGAAAAAGAGGTCAATGACTTCCGAAAAAGCCGCGTTGTATTCCGGCAGACGGTCCTCGATGCCGCGCTGGATGGGCTGGCGTGCCGGGATGTCCGAGCCGGGATGATGGACGACTTTTCGGAACACTATTCCGTTCATGTCGGCAAAAAGTTCCGACCCCTGCGCACGGCGGTCGCCGCGCAGCCCCTTCAGGGCCTGGCTAAAATCCGCGCCGCTGAAAAACTTTCCCCCGAACCCGATGGCCAGCGCCTTGCCGTTGCGGGCGACAATGTCGTGCGCGCGGGTCTGTCCGCCAAACTCCTGAATGCCCGCATAGACGACGTTTGAACCGATGTCCGACATGACGCCGGCGGCGGTGATTGTGGCGTCGCTGGCGCGGTAACTGGAGCGCAGCCGGTTGGAGATGACGCGCAGCCCTTCCATCGTCGTCGGTTGGTCGGCTGGAAAACTGGCGTAAGCCTCCTGGATGTGGGAGACGGTCAATTGGTTTTGATAATCCATCGCATGGAGCAGCGCGCGGGCGAGGCCGGCTGGGTCGTTGAGCTTGGACTGCGACAGGTCGCGGGCGATTTTAATTTGGAAAGAGGCGGCCATCAGGTGAGTTGGTAGCGTTTATAGGGCGTTAACATGGTTTTAACGACCGGCGCCAGATCTAGATCGTTGATGGCGTAAAGCGGGCCGCGGCCTTTCGTTTCGGTGCCAATAATTCCCACGCCGAGCTTGTCGCGCATCTTCCAAAAGATTTCACACTGCACGAGCCAGGCGCTCAACAGGTCGGGTGGCAAATTGAACAGCGCGGGCGAAATGCCGGCGGCGTTGTTGGTGATGTCGACGGGGACGGCGGTGGGATAGCCGATGTCCGCTGGTTCAAGTTGTTCCCACCAGAACCCTCCGTTGTAGGTGATTCGCACTTGTATGGGACTCCGTCCGAGCGTGTAGCCGAAATGAATCAGCCCCTTGGCTTCATCGGCGGCGAGGGGCTGTCCGAAGATGCTGATCCAGTTATCGGCGCGGAAAAAGCGGAGTTCGACGTTGGTGAACCGGGTGACAGGCGCGCGCCGGCAGTACCAGAATTCGCGATCGCCCTGGGTGACGTCCTGCGCGCCGGCAAGATAAGCAAAATCGCGGTTGCAGAAAGTTCCAAACAGGCCGGCCACGCCATGGCCGATGGCCGTGATGGCGCCGTCAAAGTCTGTGCGACTGCGCAGTGATGCGGCGAGCAGGTAGGCTTTGAGCGTGGTGAGATTGGAAAAGCCGGCGTTCATGGCGAAGGCTGAAGGCTAAAGGCTAAAGGCTGAAACTTCATGTCGTTAGTCTCCTGGGTTGGGTTCAACGCTCGTGACGAGCCGCGGACGCGAACCGGGAATTTTTGAGTTTGATTTTGGCAAAATGTCCGACGTTGTCGAACGTCGTGGTGCAGAAACCGCCAAAAGAGGAGTCGGCGCCGGGCGGGTAATAACCCCGCTCCGTCGCATCATCTTGTCCTTTGGCGGCTGAATTAACATGGCTTTAACGGGCCTCAGAACGGGCCGGTGCGGCTGGCCTTGGCGCTGACCTCGAAAAAGATATTGGTCAGCGCGTAGTACATGGAACTGTTGATGATGCTGTTTAGCCGGAGGTACCCGCCGTTACAGCCGTTCACATCTACGTTGGTGGTGACCTGGCCGACGCCGATGGTGGTAATGATCAGCGACCATTTGTTGGTCTGCCAGTTGATGGAGTCGGGCGAATAGTCAACGCTCGCGGTTTCGAGGACATTGGACGCGGTTACGGAAGCGCCTCCGAACGTGAGCGCAAACTGGTCAACGTTGGGGATTGCGAGGAGGCCGGGAACGTTGACGCTCGTGTTAGTAGTGAAGGTGAGCGTGTTGGTCCAGATGCCGTTGGAAAAGTTCCAACTGGCATTGGTGATGATGCCCGTCGTGGTGGTGACCGGCACGGTAAACCCGGCCGTGGTGGCGGCGGCGATGTTGTTGGTGCCACCGTTGAGGCCGGCGACGTAGTAGGTGTGGTAGTTGCCGGCGGAGCCGACGGCCGTGGTTTGCACCTGCGCCTGCGCGCCGGAGGCAAACAACAGGCAGCCGAGCAATGCGATAAGCGCGGCAACCTTGCCGGCGTTCTCTTTAAGACTGGCAAAGCCGTCGGCAATGGCCGTCTTGACAGTATCGGCGATATTTTGCGCTTCGGGCTTGGGTGCCAATGCGGCGCTTCTTGCTTCGAGTGCCCAGAATGCATCTTTTCTGACGGCCAATTCTTCCTCCAACTCAGGGGCAGCTTCCAAAAAGCGTGCGAGCGCCAGATATTGCCAGAAGTATATCTTGCCGGTGGCATTGGGGGCAATGATGTTGCCATCCACACTGACGTCGTGGCTGGTTATGTTTAATACCTCGAAGGTCTTCGGCTCCTTCCACTTGGAATGGCCGGTGATGAGTTCGATGATGGCTTTGGCGTTGGCGTAAGCCTTGTCGCCGGGTTTGATGGCGCGCAGCTCGATGACGAGCTTCTGTTTCTCTTCCAGTGGAAGAGCTTTGATTTCGTGTTCAGTTTTCATATTTTACAGTCGTTGAATTTTCCAGTTTTTAAATTTCCCCTCTCCTTGATCCTCTCCCCGTTTGACGGGGAGAGGAAAAGAGGGATCAGGTTTATGCCGCGGCGGTCGAAAGGACGGCGAAGGGTTTGAGCGTGGTGCTCGCGGGGAGGGTTTTGATTTTTACACCGGCGCGGACCAGCGCGCGGAAGGCGCGCAGGTTTTGCGGGAAGCCGATGTCGTCGCTGGTGGCCAGTTCCAAATCTTCGCGGATGCAGACGCTCTGGCCTTGCGGATCGCCGAAGACGGCGACGGGCTGGCTGGCTCCGTCCGTAGTGGGCGCGATGGCCGTGGGATGGATGCGGTAGCCGAGAATGCTGCCGATGCTGCCGGGGTTGGGCACTTCCTGCCAGGTCTGGAAGATCGGGCGGCCGTTGTTATCGCGGATAAGCGCGATGCGGGCGAGCATCTGCGGGTGCATCCACCACATGGGTTTGCGATTGAGCACCTGGGCCGACACGGTGAGGACCGTGTTGACAAAGTCGTCAATCTTCAGGATGCCGGCTGTCGTGCGGCCAGCGCCGGCGGCGCAAGCCAGGTTCGTGTTGGCCAGCGCGGCGTTGAAAATTCCGACGTAGCCGGCGTTGGTGGTGTCCATGTTGCCGGTGCCGATGAAGGCGGCGGTGTCCAGACCCCAGTTGGCGGACTCGACCATCTGCCGGATCACGTAAGGCGCGAGATCCACGGTGGAATCCGCGAGCAGTTCGCGGGCGACGTACATGAGCACGGCGCAGGTGTTGATGATGTTGATCACCTGGCCGCCGGTGAAGGCGCCGCTGGTGATGGTGGAACCTTCCGCTAATGTGCTTTGCGAGCCGATCCAGTAAAACTGCGGACGGCTGGTGGCAATGGGCAGGACGTTCACGCGGGCGCCGACGCGCTGCACGCCGAGCGTGGCGTAATCGCCGTACTCCAACAGGAGATCGTAAATCTCGTTGAAGGTATCGGTGGGCACGGTGGCCTGGCCGAGACCGGTGTCAACGCCGGTGAGTGCCTTGGCTTTGGGCCGGTAATCGTCCACGGCCTTTTTAAACGCGGGATCGAGGCGATCCAGGCTGCCGTCTTTTTGCGCGAGCAAATAGCGGGCGATGGCGTTGAGGTTGAACCGGAATTCCTCGCTAGCCAACGCGCGCTCGATGGGCGAGCGGAAACTGGAGCGGCTGTTCAGCATCACCTGGCGCTGCACCTTTTCCATGCGCTTCATGATGTCCTCGAACGTGGCGTTGGTGGTGTTCTTGACCTTGGTCAGGTCTTCGAGCGAGGCCTTGACTTCCTTGTCGGACCGGCCGAGGTCATCGAGGATTTTCTGTTGCGCGGATTTGAAGGTGCCCTGCTCTTCGATGAGCGAGTTGACGCCGCCGAAGAGTGTGGCCTGGAATTCCTCATCCGTGAGCGCCTTGCCCTTGGGGATGACGAGCGGTGCGATGGCGCAGCTCACGCCGGCCTGGGCCGCGGCGGGCAGCATGACGAAGGCGAAGAGCGCGATGCAGAGGAGGAGTGGCAGCGCGACGAGTGCGAGCACGGGCAGCGCGAACGGTTTGAGATATTTATGTTTGTGCATATTACAATTTTTTAATTTTCGTGGTGAACTCCATCAAGGTGGCCATCCGCACCCGCTGGCGGGCCTTCTCGACGGCAGCGGGACCATCGGTCGAGTCGGCGATTTTGTTTCTGGCAACTTCGGTGGAAAGGAAATCAAGGTCGGCATCGGAGAGCACGCCGGCCTTGTAGGCTTTGGCCACGGCGTTGGGGTTCGCGCCGATGACACATTGCGAAAGTTCGATTTGTTCCTGCTCGATGTAGATCACATCGGGCATCTGCTCGCGCGCGAGCTTCAGGTCGGCGCGCTGTGATTCGTAATTTTTTTTGTCCGCGTCCCAGCGCGTGGCCACCAGGAGCGGCACCAGGCCCACGCTGACAGCCGGAAGATATTTGGCCAAGGTCATCTTCCAGGCGAACTGGGCGAGCTGATTCTCCGCCACGTCGCAGGCATACTGCACCGTGTTCATGAGCTTGCCGGCGACGACGCCGAACTCGATGACCTTGCCGAGGACATTGCGGATGTCGGAATAGTCGTGCGAGTTGACCATCGGGAAATTCTTCTTGGCCAACTTGAAGCGCCAGCCGCCGGCGCGGATGACCTCGTTGGTGAGGTCAATGGTTTCGTCGCTGGCGGTGAACTCGGCGATGAAATTCTTCTCGTCAATAATTTTGAGGGCCGGGTGGATGACTCTGCGAATCGTGTTCATGATAATTTTGGTTTGAGGCCGAGCTGGCGTTGGAGTTTGAGCGGACGCGAATCGCGCCAGGCGAAGCCCATGCGGGCGCGCGACAGGCGCGCGAGGATCTTCTGCCGGCGCTGGTTTCGGAAAATGAACTTGACGGCGCGCCAGAGGACCAGCGGCCGCCAGAAATTTCTCAAACTCATCGAGACGGCCACGGTGTCCGCCAGGCGCGCCTTGACCATCTCGCGGCGGACGGCTTTCAGCGACCCGGCATCGCTCCAGGGTGACGGGTGGCGGGTGACGGGTGACGGGTGGCGGATCATAGCGGTTTGCGGATGGTCGTGAACGGGATGCGACTGTTGATGGCGGCGGCGGTGTCCGCATTCGCGCCCTTGCGGTCCACGCGATAGGTCAGGCCGCCGCCGCTGACTTCGATTTTGCGGCCCAGGCCGAGCCAGCCGGTCCGGCGGACCTTGATGTCCGGGCGCAAAGCCCTGGTGAAAGTTTTGCTCATGCGGTTTCTCCTTCCGGTTTTTTCATGGCGAGCTGGATGCAATGGCAGTTGATCACGTTCTCGGGCGAGCCGCTCTCATCGCCGGGATACATCAACTCCTCGCCGTCCACGATGAACGGCTCGTCCAGCGGGATCGGGTTGTCGGCGTAATCGGCCTCGGCCTGGGCGTGGGCTTCGCGCACGGTGGGACCGTGGCTGGTGAGCCAGCCTTTGTATTCGATGCCGGCATCGGTCATGGCCTCGTGCCGGGCGAAACCGTAGGCCGCGCTGGTCTCGGTCATCGCGATCCGGCGGGCCTCGAACTTTTGCAGATCGTTGAACACGCCGCGCACACGGCCGGCGAGTTGCTCGGTGGTCTCGCCGGCGTCAATGCCGGTGGCCAGCGCGTTGTTAAGCTGCGCCTGGGCGGTCTCGCCCACGTCTTTTATTTTTCCTTCGCGCAGACTGATGAAGTTGATCGCCTGGCGCGGCGCCATTTTCCAGGGATCGTCCTGGCCGATCTCGTCGTGGAGTTCATCGCCGGCCGTCTGCAGCGTGGCGCGCATGACGGGATCGAGCGCCTTGAACAGGTCGAGGCCGAACAACTTGGGGTTGAAGATCACGTCCACGAGACCTTTGCTGGTGAGGTCCGCCGCCACCACGGACTTTTGCGCGGCTTCGAACCGGCGCAGCGCGGTCACGCGGTAGTCGTTAAAGACCTTCGAGCATTTGGACTGGAACAACTTGACCGACTTCGCGCGCAGCCGCATGTGCGCTTCCCATATTTTCTTATTTCTGCTTTCTGCTTTCTGCTTTCCAATTTTCAAAACGCGCAGCATGGCCGTGACCGGCGGTTTCGCTTCACCAGGCTTTGTTGGCTCGCCTTCAGCGAAATCATCGGTGGTGACCGGCTCGACGGTCTGCGCGGCTTCATTCTGCGCGGCGCTGACGGGCGTGAGGTTGATGGGCATATAGCCCTGGTCCCATTCGTCGTATTCCGGCAGGCCGAGATTCAGATACTCACTCACCTGCTTCATCGGCATTCCTTTGATGAAGAGGCTGTCCGCATCCTTCATCCGTTCGCTGCGGACCTGCTGCATGACGTAGTGATCGTCCCAGTCGAGCGATACCTCGACGCTCTCGCCGGTGAGGAGCTTGATGAGGGATTCGAGCGCGGCGCAAAACTTGTTGCCTTCGGGAATGCAGGTATTGAACACGAGCGCGAACCAGTCGCTGGCCTGCCCGATGGAATAACTCGCGCGCACGTCGGCGAGACTCGGCGGAACGCCAAAGGCCATGAAGATTTCGTGACGGTCTTCCATCATGCCGGCGATGAAGGCGGCGTCCACGGATAGAATCTTGGGATCATGCACGTCCACCTCGCCGGGCAGGAAGAGCGCCTTGGAGTTGCCGCGCATGCGGGCCGAGCGCCGCTCGGCAATGGAAAGTTTGATCTGCTCGATCTGTGTGTCGGTGGGCGTTCCGTTTTTTGCGGAGATAATGGGCGCGGTATCATTGTCCGCCGTGAGGTTGCGTTTGAACTTGGAGCCGAGGTGATGGCTCTCGGCGGCCAGGGCCGCGCTGGGATAATCGCCCAGGCCGCGATGCGGGTCGTAAGGATTCCAGCCGAAGAGGCGCACGACTTGTTCGGGTTCGAGTTCCCAGACCTTGCCGCTCGCGTCGGTGAAATTCCAGGCGATGATCTTGCCGGCCTCGACGGTGGCGCGCATCCGGTCCGGACGGGCGACGATGATGGGCGCGAACGGATTCGTCTTCACTTCCGGAAACGGCACGCGCGCACCTTCATCCGCGATGATCCAGAAACATTCCTGCAACTTCATCCAGCCGATGCTGGCCTCGACAAAATCTTCGTAGGTGAGGCCGAGCATGGGCTGTTTGAGGAACTCTCGGATCTGAGGCAGTTCGACCTCGGCGGTGGCGTCGCGGCGCACAATGCCGCGCGCGGTGAAGAGGCGCGGTCCCTTGCCTTTGTGTCGGCGCATGGCCGTGCTCGATGACGGCCGGGAAAACACCAGGTCAACGGAGCTGATGGGACCGGAAACAAATTTGATGGCGCGCCGGACCCAGGCGCTGGCGGCGTAGGGTTGCGAGAGGTGATCGCCTGAGCCGCCGTCAATGCCGCGGGCGAACCAAAAAGCGGGGATGCCCTGGGTGAAATTTCCCTGGCCGAGCGTGGCGTCTGAGACATCTTTTGTCAGGAAGGCGACCTTGTGCCAGTCGCGCATGGCGGTCTGGGTGCGTAGGAAATTTTCCGCCTTGATGGCAAAATCCGGATTCATGCGGGTGTGACCCCCAAAAATTCTGCCTGCTGCCGCGAACAGCAGGGGTCTAGCAGGCGTCCGGCAGGCGAATGGCGGGAAAGATGCCAGAATGCCGCTTTTGAGGAAAATTTGGTCATATCAGGCTGGCCCCCCTTCCGCCGCCCCAGGTGGCGCGCAAATCTCCCGCGGCGCGCACAGCGAGCGCGAGGGCGGTGCAGCGGTCGCTGTGGCCTTCGCGGGTGCGGCGCGACCAATAATTATATTCCCCGTTCGTGATGACTTGCTGCATCTCGTGCAGGTCTTCCCGGATGACGGTGGAAACCGGCACGCGGATTTTACAAACGCCCTGGGCATCTTTGAACCGGGACCGCAGTGTGGGAAATAAAAGCCGTTTGGATTTGGGTGTGAAGGTGAACAGTTCCACCTTGCCGAACTTGTGCTCCTCCGGCTTCCACTGGCCAAACCCGCCGCGCTTCTGGTCCACCAAATAATCTCCCAGGCCGATGCCCGGCCCGGTGTAGTCAAAGCAGACGCGCTGCGCGGCGGCGATGCGTGATTTTAAAATCTGCTCCTGGTCGGGTGAGGAGACGCTTTTCAAAACCAAAACTTCACGGGTCCACAAAACATCGCCGACCTGTTGCAAGGTCCAGCAGACGGTGGGGTCGTTGGTCCGGCCAAAATCTATGCCGCAAAAAGTGGGATTGGATTTTCCAGACTCGGCGAGGTTCCACATCTCGGTGGCATCCGCGCTCTCGGCCAGGAAGATGAGATCGTAAGGCAGCAGGACGTTGTTCGTGTCGAGGAACTGGCAGAGATATTCCTGGTTGAACCCGTCCGGGTCGTCGAACGCCTCGCGCAATTGTTCCACGTCCACCGGCAGGCCCATCAATACCGCGTGGTAAATGGTCGTGAAATGGCGCGACCACTTCATCCGGGCGCCGTCGGGGGAGGTCCAGATTCTCTGGCAGGCGGAACCGGCACCGTTGGGTGTGGTGACGATGCGCATCCGCTTTTCACCGCCGCGCAGCGGATTGGTGATGCTCGGAAAAATAGCGCGGAGTGTCGCCTGGGGGTTCTCAAAAAAGTCCGCCTCGGTCAGATAAACATTCGAGCTGCGTCCGCGAACGGTGTCCGGCTTGCCCGGCACGGCGCGCATGCGGCTGCCGTTGCTGAAGGTGATCTGCGCGCTGCGCAACAGCGTCTCGCTGTTGCCCTCGCGCGTTTCCTGGTAATCGTCAATCTTGAGATCGAACCCTTCCGCCCAGGTCTTGCCCTGGTCGAGCGTGTCGAGCGCCTGGCGTTCGGATGGCGCGGCAATCATCCAGTCGGTCTTGGGCCGCACGAGGCAATCCTCGGCGATTTCGCTTTCGCTGGTGAAATCCTTTCCGGTCTGCCGGCCCATGAGGGAAATTTTAAAGCGGCTTTTGTCCTCACGGTTCGCAAACTGATATTCGAGCAGCAGGTTGCGTGGATCATCAGCCGCGTAGGGATTCACCCAACCGTTGACGTTTGTGCCCAGGGGATGATTTTTAACGCGCTCGGCCAGTTCATCCAGCGGCACGTCGTTAAGCGTGCCGGCAGTCTTGAGCGCGGCCTCGCGCTTCGCGCGCAGAAGCTCGAAGGCTTCCTTTTTGGATGTGGATTTTAGGTTGGCCATTACGCGCCCACTCCAAACAGTTCGAGCATCCGCTGCCGTTTCTCGTCTTCGGTCAGTTTCTTGTTTTTCAAAATGCCGGTGGCCGTATCGGCTTGTTCCGCCTTGCGTTTGAGGATCGCTAATTTCTCCCGATCCAAGCCGAGCGATTCCAGTTTGGCGTCCGCCGCGATGGTCTTGAGGCCGAGCTTCGCATCGCCGGTCGCCCGGGCGCGGTTGTAGAAACGCCGCAACAAATCCTCTCGCACCTGGTCTTTTGTCCAGTCCGGATGTTCCTCGATCAGCCGGCGCTCCTCCTCGGCCGCCCGCTCGGCTTCCAGGTCCATCTGCCGTTGCTCCAGTTCCCAGTCCCGAAACCGGTTCAGTTGCGAATCGTCCTCCAGCCGGACATGCAGTTTGGCTGAAATCTGTTTGCGAATTTCCGCCTGTGAGGTTGGCGAAATAAAGAGCACCCGCCAGAATTCCCGCGCCGGCTCGGACATGGTATCGCGCCAGCGCGCCTTGAGCTTGGTCAGCTCGCTGTCGGGTTTGCCCGGCGACGTTGCGCGGAGTTTGTCTGGTTTTTTCATTCACAGTTCCAGTCGCGCGGTCGCGCCGCGGTCGCTGATGTTCCATTTCATTTTTCCGGCCACGCCGGGAGCGCCGACGATCCAGCGCCGAACGTTGCAAATGGCTATGGCTCCTTCCAACTCGCCCAGGGAGAACTTCAAGCCTTGCGTGAATACAGCGCCGTGGATTTGCAGCTCGGTATATTGGCCACCGTCCAGGTCGTGCAGTTCGTCCAGGATGGCTTTGCAAAGTTTTGCTTCGCGTGTGGTCATAGGGTTAATCGGCGGGTTCAATGTCCACGCCCAGTTTCTGGGCAATCTTTCCGAGCGCGAACATGAGCTTTTGGTTGCGCTTGGCGTTGATGACCAGCTCCTCGGCGCGCCAGTGCTCAAGCACTTCTAGTCGGTGCTCAAGGTGGACGTGTTGGGTTTTGCAGAGTTCAAAATTGAAGCGCTTGGGGGCTTTTTCGTATTTGATGGCCGGGTTGTCGTCGAGCTTCACCTTGTTCGGCTTACGGAACGCCATGACGATCCCAATGATGATGGCCGCCAGACCCAACAGGCCGCCCAGGGTGATGAGTGTCCACTTCAAGATTTCGGCCGGGATATTCGGGTCCATTAATGGTTGAGAGTTGAGGGTTGAGTGTCTTTTGCCGGGCCGCTCCAGAAGTTGCGCCAGATTTGTTTGACGCCGCCGGCGTTGACGACGGTGTGATAGACGTGCGTGATGAACGCGCCGACGCCGAGCGCGACGAGATGCCAGGCGTTTAACGTGGACTGTACCTGCGCCGGTGCCGGAATGTTGGCGGGGTCGATCACGGGCGGGCCTCCCAGGCCGGCTGGCGCAGCCGGCTTTGACCGATGGCGGTGATTCCTTGGGGCAACTCGGCAAAAAAGTGTTTCATCGTGCAGTGGAAATGGTCCGGGAGCCAGCAGGTGGAGTGGCCGTAGCTGTCCCACCAAAGTTGACCGACGCGGTCTTTTACGTCTTCCGCAATGTGCAGTGCGCCGTCCAAACCGAGCGTGCCGTAGCCGAGAATTTTTCCGGGCAGGGTGTGCGCCAGGGGAAGCGCCCAATCTTTAAGCGCGTTGTAAACGTAAACTTTTCCAATGTGGCCAAAGGACAGGGCATGGTTCAAACCGTTCTGCGAAAAGTCTGCCTCACACGCGCCGCACACGAGGTGCACGGCCTCGACGCGCAGATAGCCGGCGCGCTTGAGGCCGTCCAGGATAACGTCGCAACCGTTGCTGTGGCCGACGCAGACGATCTGCCAGCCGCGCGCGGAGTATTCGCGGAGGGCGCGGGCGAAATGTTTGGCGCGCTGGTCCTCGCGGAATGGCCGGGTGATGAGCGTGCAAAAATACTCAAACGCCTCGGCGCGATGTGGCGTTTGGGTATGGATGAACGTGACGGCGCGCTTGTTCCAGTTCGTGAAGTTGCCGGGCCAGACGGCAATGCCGTTCACGAAGAGGTAGATGGTGCGAGCGTCGGTCATTTTAACCTTCAGCCTTCAGCCTTCAGCCTTTGCTTTACGGCGCGTTCGTGCTGGTGACCGGGACGGCGTTGGTGGGCGCGGGGATAATCACAGGCACGGCGCCAGCCGGCGTAAAGACGGTTGCAACCGCGCGAAGTTTGGCGGCGCCAATCTGTGCGGTGGTTTTATCCTTGGTTTGCAAGTCGGCCGCATTGCCAGTGGCAAACTCCTCCGAGCCTTGCTGGCTGGTGAGTCCCATGTCCGCCGTCATGCTGGTGGCGTAGTTCGGCGTTTCCACCGAGGCCACTGTATTGGAAGTGCTCATGGCAACGGGAATGACCTGGTAGAAACTCCTGACCAGGCCGAGCCGGACGTGCGGAATTTGCGTGCCGGCATCGGCGGAAACGTCGAAGCCGAGCACGGTAGATTTGATGGCTACAATGTCGCGCCGCGGCGCGGTGTTGCAGGCGGTGAGGAGAAGACCAGCCCCGATGGCCAGCAACGATGCGAACAGGATGGTTTTATTTTTCATGGGATTTTGTAGCTGCGGTCCCGCACTGCGGGACCGCGGCCATTTGGTTGTTTGTTTGTTTGGGAAATTTATTTCAAACGGTTCCGTTTCAGGATCGCGTTGATGGTGGCAACGTTCGTTTGCAAAGCCGCCACGTTGGTTGTGAGTTGCTTGACCGCCGCCGTGGTAATGACCGGCGCAGGCGCGGGCGCGGGAACTCCCTGCAGCGTGCAGCGGCCCCAGACTTCCAACGCGCCTGGCTCGCCGTCCACGAACACCTGGACATGAACACCTGGCCCGCCGGTGAGCATGGGAGGCAACCCGTTGATCTCCTGGTTGCCCAGTACGTTGTGCCAGGTCATGCCATCCGGGCTGGCTTCATAAAGCCATTGGCCGGACGGGAGTTCGATAAACACCCGGTCGCCGACCGGGAACAGGTGGTCGTCAATTACGTTGCCGCCGACATCGTACGTGGTGATTTGGGCCAATTCGTAACCGGCGTACTGATGCGACAAGGTGCGGACGACGGCCGCGTCGGAAACCGACCAGTGCGCCACCAGACCATTCAGCCCGCCGTCAATGTGAGTGATCATAATTTCTGTTTTCTGTTTTCTGCTTTCTGATTTGGGCAGGGGAAGGCCCGGCGGACTGCTGGGTGACAAGGTCGGGCGACCTTGCGGAGGAACAAGCCGCCCGCCGGCCTTCAATGGTTAAGGCTGAAGGCTGAAGGCTGAAGGCTGAAGGCGAACCCTCAACTCTCAACCCAAAACTCTCAACCAGAATAGTTGCCCGATGCACGCCGCGACTATGCCGTGACCGGGAGAAAGGAGGCAGGCTCCGAGAGCCTTAAGTTGTGAGGGGACAAAAACGGGCGGCCCGCTCCTCCGCAGTGCCGCCCGAAGGGCTATCTAGTCAGTTTCAGCCCACGCCGTCGAGGATTATTTTTTCGCCAGCAGCGCGCGGATGTGGATGAGCTGCGCGAAGAAAAACAACAGGACGCTGGCGCTGATCAGGCTGCCGCCAATTGAACCCCAATGCCAGGGAACGCCGGCTTCCAAACCGCCAGAGTTTACAAAACTGAAAATTGCTCCCAACCAGCAGAGCAAACCTGCCGCGAATAAAATCAACGACCAGAACTGAAACTTTTCCGCTTGAGTCCGGAGTTGCCCGGCTTCGTCGGGTGACTGCGACGCCTTCGTCGCAGATGGTGGGGCAACTGGGGCGGGAGCGGCGGCGACGGCGGGGACAAGCAAATTCTGGTCAATCGTGCAGACCGTCGCATCGTCCGGGTATTCCCGGCCGCAGTAAGGGCATGTTTTCATGGCGCTAAATAATTCCAAAAACCTTGGCCCGGTGAAATGTAGGCGACCATTTTCCCATCGCGCCAGGCGAACAGGTAGGGACTGAAACCAGTGTACCCGCCGTAAGAGTTTTTGGCGTTAACCTCAAAAAATGTCTGCCATATCAACCGGGGCGTCGGACTGGCAAAGCCACTGGGAATAATAGAAGGGGCCGGGACGCTGTTGGTGAATCGGATTTGAGCACTGTCTGGGTCTTTAAGACCGGCGCGGACAAAATACTCTTCAAGTTCAACGTGGTTGGTTGGCGGCGGCGGACCGTAATCTTCAAGTCTGGCCGTTTTCGCCAGTTTGTGTGCCATGGACTGTTCAATTGTTCCGCAGCCGCACAGCAGCGCGACGGCGGTGAGGATGCAGAGGATGGTTTTCATGATTCGAGTTCGTTGAGGGTGGAATTGATTTCGATGATTTGACTTTGCAGGTTTTGAACCTGTCCGCGCAGTTTGGCAATTACTTTCTTTGTCGGGGCATCGTGCATCGTCATAATCTGCGGCTGGTGTTCTCCGTAATTGGCCTGCGGCGGCTTGATACCCAACAACTCGTCGGCGCTGACTTTAAAGAACTGCGCCAATTTAACAACATGGTCAGATCGGGCTGATTTCCCCTTTAGATAATTCCCAATAGTGACGTGAGAAAGCCCGATGGCCTTTGAAAGCCAAAGGGCGTTTTTCTTGTGCTCATCCAACCACGCCTGGAGCCATCCAGACAGTTGTAATTTTTCTTTCAATTAAGTGTTGACGAGGTTGTAAGTTTTGTTACATTGCCTTTATGTCACAGGCGACAGCAAATAAAGCACAGGTCCGGCGCAGGGTCAAATATCCAAATATCGGGGCGCAGGCGGAGACCCTTGGAGTTACCCGCCAGCACCTCTGGGAAGTTCTCGAAGGCAACCGACCGAGCCGGTCGTTAACCCGCCGTTATCGGCAACTCAAAAGAGGCGCGAAATGAGCACGAACAATATCACCGTCACAATTCACACGCCGGGTTTCGCGGCGTGCCTGGCGGCAACCCGCCGGCTGCAATGGTCCCTTAAAAAATGTCTCTACTCGTTCGACTGGCGGAAGGTCTGGCCGGGCGACCTGGTGCGGCTCAATCCAACCTTGCTGCGGAGGGTGGCGTGAAAGTAAAGGCTAAAGGCTCAAGGCTGAAGGCTAAAAAAGAGCGAACCTGCCGGCGATGCGCCTGCACAAAGCTCAGTCCCTGTCTGCACGGCGCCGAAGTCGGGCGCTGGATGCGTGGCGACAAAAACCCGAGTCGAGGCAAGCCATGAACTTGTGCGCCTATCTGTTTGATATTTCGCGCGCGACCGATGCCGGCACGTTGCAGGCGTATCGCCTGGACGCTGTTCAAGATGAAACGCTCAACTCGTTTGAGAAGGATGAAATTTGCCGGGCGATTGATACGCGGTTTGGGCAGTTAAATCAGGCGGCGGCGGGGCCGCAAAAAGGGAGATGGTGATGACCTCACCTCTCGCCACACAAAAATGTCTGCCGCTGGAGATCAGCGCGCGCACGGTGCTGGTGACGCTGGAGACGGTGCGCATCGCGCGCGGGTGCGATTCCGAGAGCGTCCGCAATTGTGTCGGCGATGCGACGCACCCGAAATTCCTGCGGTGGGTCTTCAACATCGGCGTCAAGCCGAACGGCGACATTCGGGAACTGCGCTTTTGGAAAGAGGAGCTGCTGGGAGCGGTTGGGGTGCGATGGGCGGCGGAAAAAGAAATCATCCCGAGAATTCTCGGCACGCGCCGGACGTTCCCTCGTGGCGAGATCGAACTCCAATGGACGATGAACCACATGACCATCTCGCGCCTGGTGCGCACCGGCGAGCTGGCCGAGGTAAACCACGAACTGACGCGCGCCAGCCTGGCCGCGTTCCTGGAACGGAGGCTCCAATGAAATTACAATGCCCGGAATGCAGGGAGTTGCTGCCGTCAATTGGTCGCGATGTCGCGCGTCCGGGCGATACTGTCCAATGCGGCTTGTGCCTGCACGTCTGGCGGATTTCAACAAGTCGCCGTCCGCTAACCAGCCTCTTGGAAACTGCAGCTAAAGCTGACTCCGCCGGCGTGACTCCCGCCGAGGTTGAAATGGCCAAGCGTTACCTGGCCCGGTCCGTGGCGTCCGGACTGACCAGCGCGCCGGTGGTGATGCCGCCGATTACCGCCAGCCAGATCCAAGCAGCTAAACTACGCGCGCGCGGGCTGAACACTCACGGCCGGCCGCCCGCGGGGAAAAGCAGCGTGCCGGGCGTGAGCGCGCGCCTCGTGCGGTTCCTGGACGACTTTTTAAAAGCGCAAGAGGAGCCGTTCACCATCCTCGACTTCAAAAACCGGCTGGAGCGGGAGGGCAAAGTTTTAAGCGAATTTTCCGTGGCCTTGTATCTTCAAAGGTTTGCCCATGCAAAAAGACTGACACTCCTCGCGCGCGGCCATCGTGGATCGAAGTCGCTTTACCAAAAACTTTCCGCGCCGGAGAAGGACACCGCCACCCGCCAATTGGCAAGTTGCAACGGCGCGAGCATCCCGGCGCGGAATACTTTTTCCCGAAACGAACTCCGAACATCGAACTCCGAACATCGAACTCCGAACATCGAACTCCGAACATCGAACTCCGAACTCCGAACTCCGAACTCCGAATGATTAAAATAAAAACCCTCCTCCCCGAACTGGCCGACGCGCCGCCGATGCTTCTGATGGTGTGCTGCCCGACGGTGAAGGAGTTGCTGGAATATACGGCCGTTTGTTGTCCTACCCTCAAACGGAAGCACAAATTCGCGGATGCCTGGGGCTACCTGCAAATCTGGTTCTGCAAACATCCGCAAAACGTGAAGTTCAACTGACCTTGTGAACCCTCAGCCCTCAACCAAAAACCCTCAACCGAGCGATGAGCGACGACCCTAAATTTCACGCGGCCATCGACCAGGAGATCGTCTGGAAAAATCCTGAGCTGCAACGGTTCGCCGTCAGCCTGGTTCGCCACGCGCTGGAACAGGGCCGCCCGCTGTTCACCACGGACATCGTGCCAGACAAGGAACGTGGCGACGGCCCCGGCATTGCCGGCAGTGTGATCGAGTTGTTGAAAAACGCGAATGTGATCCGGCCCATGGGCCACATGTCCGACGGCCAGTGGTATGCGCTGCGCGTGAAGTCGAAACGTCCGGACCGCAAGAGCGCGTGGTTGAGTGTCTATAAACTCACCAACGCCGGCATGGCGGCGGCGTTCCTGCGGCGGCACGGCAGCGCCGTTGCCAGGCCGCAGCAGCAGGTGGAATTTTTCCCTCAACCAACCAATCTGGCAGCCATGTCCGCTTGAAAATTATGAACTACGAATACCGCGACCCCAACCAACTGTCCATCCACCGCGAACTCAAGGCCATGCCCCGGCTGGCCAACGATGACGAACGCATGGTCGCCTGGCGACGCGGCATGAAACGCAGCGGGCCGGATGCGCGCGAGATTTTGATCACCGCCGAGAATGAGATCGTGGATGGCCGCCATTGGTTTTGGAACGCGAAAACGCTCGCGTGGCCCAAGGTGCGCGTGAAGGTGGTGAAGGAGGACGAGGTCATGGCCATCATCTTCGAGACGCTGGCAAATCGGAAACACTACACAAAAGGCCAACTCGCTTATCTGCTCGCGCCCATGCTGGAGGAAATGGTTTCAGAGGCAAAAAACCGGTCACTTTCCAACCTAAAAAGAGGCGCGACGGCTCCCGATCCGCACTCAGTGCGGATCGGGGAGCAAACCCCCGAGGAAATCGCCGTTGAACTGGGAATCTCCTACCGCGTTTTACTTCAAGCCAGCGAACTGCACACAACCTATTGGCCGGACACAACGCCGCGCACGATCACGGATCGGGACGGGAACAAGGAGGCCAACACCACGTTCAAGAAGTTTTTTGAGCCGCGCATTTTGATGGCCGAGGACCCGGAGGATAAACACACGCGGCCCTACGGCCTGGGCGCGGTGCTGACGGCCGTAAAACAGATTAACGCGCAGGAACACAATCGCAAAATCGGCCACGAGCACGGCGGCGGCCGTCCGGAGAAGGTTGGAAAACAGTTGAGCCTGTTCGGCGACGCCATGCGCGGTCTAAAAAATAAATTTATCTATTGGCAGAAGTGGGAACCGGAGACGCGCAAGGCCGCGCTCAATGAACTGCCGCCGGTCGTCGAGCAGATGCCCGACGATCTGCTGGCCGAATTCGCCAGGGTCATCAAGACGGAACTCAAACGCCGCGAGAAATAAGCATGGACTACTTCCTTAAACCATTTCCCGCGCCGCACGCCTCACCTTCTCCTGGGGGAGAAGGCAGGGATGAGGGCGGTTGTAAAACTCTGACTCCAATTCCGGTCCCCGTGATGAAACGTCTCGCACTCGACAAAGGCGCGGAGTGGTGTCGCATTCTGCGGGCGGCGCGTCCATACCTTGCGCGTGGTTACATTTGTTACGAAGTGTCGCGGATCGTCGGCACGTCAGCACCCACGTTAAGCCGCCTGGTGAAAAAATTCGGCAAGCTGACCGATGCCGAACTCACACCCGAACGTCTTGCGCCGGAGAAGACCGGCGGGCGCGATTGCTCATGGGAGTTTCTGTTGAAGGATGAAGGTGTCCGAAAAAAGCTCCTTGAACTTTACGTGGCCACGATGGGCGCCTCCAGCGCCGCTGCCGCCAACGACCGGCGCACGGCAAAAATTGCCAGCGCGCTGCGGCACTTCACTTACGAGCCGGAGTGCCCGGATAAATTAAAGCCGCGCCTGCTTGAAGGCTACCAACCCACGGCGTTCGTGAGCTTTTTGCGTGGATCTGTCACGCCGGAGACTGAGATGGCCATTCGCGGGCCGAAGCACGCGCAACTTTACGGCGCCAGCGCCCGGCGCGACTGGACCTGCCGGCTGCCGAACGGCGACCGTTTTGAAACGCCGGCCGCCTACACGTTGAGCATGGACGACATGAGCGAAAATCATCCTTTCTACATTGACCTTCCCTCAACCCTCAACTCTCAACCCTCAACCATTTTATCGCGCCAGGGACTCTACGCTATTTTTGCCAAACACAAATTTTGGCAGACCGTCGAGCTGGTGGCGCGCGTGCGCGAGAGTTATCGCGCCGAGGATATTCTGCGCACGTTTTACGGCATCTGCCTGGCCATCGGCGGTGTGCCTCCGTTTGTGGAATTCGAGCAGGGCGTGTGGAAGGCGCGGATGATCTCCGGCTGGAAGCGCGAGGGCGAATGGCTGGTCGAGGAAGTTGTGACGCGGCCCGGCATGGCGGAAAATGAAATGGCCACCATCGCATCCGGCCTCGGCCTTTGCGGCTGCAAAGTGAGTTACAAACGCAGCGCGCACACGAAGCACATCGAGACCCACTTCAATCCGTTGCAAACGGACATCGCGGTCATCGCCCGGAGATTTCAGCACATCGGCCGCTACGCCGGCGAATACGAATTGCCCGGCAAACAACTGCGCCGCGTGCGCGCCGGCAGTCATCACCCGAGCGAACTTAATTTTGCATCGCAGGCGGAACTGGCGGACTGCATCGCCGAGGCCATGCGCCGGTCCCGGCTGTTGCCGAGCGGCATTCCCGGCAAGACGCGCGAAGACGCGCACTGGGAGGATTTGCAGCGGGTTGGTTTGCTGCCGCTGAATGGCCGGCTCTTTGCCGCCTGCCTGCCCGGCGACATGCGCAAAACCACGCTGCGGAATGGCTACATCAATGCCGAGTTGCGCGGGCATGACTACCAGTTCCGCGATGAGAAGTTCGCCGCACTCGGGGATGGCTACGAATTGTTTTACAAGATTGACGAGACAAATCCGAACGCGGGCATCGCGGTTTTCAACCGCACGTCGCAAAGCAACTCCGCCAATTTCCAAGGCTGGCAGCCGGGCGAATTCATGTTTGTGGCGCCGCGCGAATTGCCGGGGCCAAAAATGGAACTCTCCAGCGCGCCTGCGGGCGTGGAAATTTACACCGTCGAGGAACGTTACGGCACCGGCGCGGTGGACCGCGGCGACATGGGTCTGCGGAAGCAAAAGAGTTTTGTGGCCACGCAGGCACGCCACGCGCCGCGTCCCGGCCAGGTGGGAACTCGCACCGCGAGCGCCCGCGACGGCCGGGGCAATGTGGTCGAAGTCACCAACACGCCGGACCACGGCAGCGCATCGGCAGCGGCCTCGCCGCGCGACATCCGCCACGCGGCACCCGCCGAAGCCTTGCCGCCTCGTCCCACCACCGCGCGTCCGGCTGAGTTGCCGTATTCGCTGCGAAAACTTTTACAGGAAGTTTAACAACCAACCAAATCGGAGGAACAAAATGCGAATGACAATCAGTCTTACCGAGACGGGCACGATGACGGCCGCCATTCTCGAACTTGCGCGCGTCGCGCGGGCCATTACCTGCACACGCGAGCGCATCGGGCAAAACCAAAAAGAAATCGAGTCAACCAAGACGCGGCTCACAAACCACCTGCGCCGGTTCAAAGCCACACTGAAAAATCAGACCCGCCGATTGGCCAGCCAGCAGAAGGAATTGCGCCGGCAGGCGACTTAACCTTCAACCCTCAACCAACAACTTTCAACCATTTATGGAAATCGGGCACACGGTAGCAGTCAACGACCTCGTCAAACGCTTCGTCGCGCACCAGAAGGCGCTCGGACTCACCGACGCGCGGTTCGCGGCGCGCTATAAAGAATATCTCGGCAGTCACAAGACCTGGATCAAGCTCAAGGCCGGTGACTGGGCTGGCCACGTCAATGAATCCCGCATCCTGGCCAAGCTGACAAAGTTCGCGGAGCAGATTGACGGCGCGCGCGGCTTCGATGCCGAGCAGTTCAACGCATCACTGCCTTACGTCGTGCAGATGAACGCGCAGTTTGAACGGCTGCTCGCATCGCCGCTGGACATTCGCGGCCTCATCTCTCTCGCGCCGCAGGGCGTGGGCAAGAGCTGGTGGGCCAGCCAGTTGTTGGATGCGGAAAAAACGTCCCCGTACTTTTATCTGCGCTTGTTGCATTCATGGAGGGAGAAGTCCTACCAACTCGCCTGCGCCATCACCAAAAAGCTCGGTGGCAGTCTCACGCGCAACCCCGGCGAACAAATGAGCGAACTGATCAAGCACGCTCAATCGCTCGGCGAGATCGTGCTCCTCATTGACGAGGCCCACAATGGCGGGATCGTCTTATTCAAACTACTCAAGGACCTGGTGGATGAGACCCCCATGCGGTTCGTCTATCTGGGCTTCCCCACAGAGTTCGACGTGATCGTGGGCCGCAGCAGCAGCGCCATCGGCGAGAGCCGGCAGACCCTGCGCCGCTGTCTCCAGCCGATCCACGATGATTACCGCGATGGCATCAGCGCCGGCGACGTGGTGGAATATCTGGCCGGCGCCGGCTTCAAAAAGAACGCCGAACTCAAGGCCGTGGCGGGCGAGTTGCAACCGCTCGTCACCGCGCGCTACAACCTCACCACCCTGGCCAGCGCCATCCGTGACGCTCGCGAACAGGCCGATGACGAAGACGTGACTCTCACGCTCGGCATGGTCACCTCCGCCGTCAAGGCGCTCTGTTCCACCGCCGCTCAACGCCGCGCCGGCATGTTGCAGATGAAGGAGGGCAAGTGAAAAAGGAACTGCTCGTCACCTGCCTGCTTTGCGGGCAGGGCAACTTCACCACACGCGGCTTGCGACAGCACTGGTGCCCCGCCAAACCGGCAGCGCCGGGCCATCACAAACATTCCGCGCCGATTACCAAAGAGGAATGGCAGGACGCCGTCAACGCCGCCAGGAGGGACCAATGTCGAGGCGTGAACTATCTTATGAAAATTGAAATCAAACACTGGTGGACCGGCGGAGTACTCTTTGAGCACGACGCCGAAAAAAATACTATCAAGCTGACAGTCGAAGCGGCTGTCAAAGCGCGAGCAAGCCTCGACGGAGCAAGCCTCGACGGAGCAAGCCTCGACGGAGCACGCCTCGACGGAGCACGCCTCGACGGAGCACGCCTCGTCGGAGCAAGCCTCGTCGGAGCACGCCTCGTCGGAGCACGCCTCGACGGAGCAAGCCTCGACGGAGCAAGCCTCGTCGGAGCACGCCTCGTCGGAGCACGCCTCGACGGAGCACGCCTCGACGGAGCACGCCTCGACGGAGCAAGCCTCGTCGGAGCACGCCTCGTCGGAGCACGCCTCGACGGAGCAAGCCTCGACGGAGCAAGCCTCGACGGAGCACGCCTC